TTCCCCAAACCTCATTAGTCTTCACCTTTTTAAATGGTTTACTTTTCTCTGTTGTTGGAATGGAGATAGAAGGATTTTTATTCTTTCTCCATTTCTGAACTTTACCAATAAGCTTTCTAAAATCTTTAGAGATGTTAGAGTTAAGACTCAGATCCATTTTCTACCCTTATAAAATTTCACAACCACCAGCAGAACAAGCAAGTTCTTGTGAAGCTACTGTATGATCATCTTTTTCATACTCAGAAAGTTTCTTCCAGTCAACCTCTTTTGGCATTTTATCCAAAAGCTCTTGGTATTCTTCCTCTGAACAATCCTGATAAGGTGCTTGCTTGTAAACAAAATCAGAGAACGGAAGGAAAGAAACACCGGACATGGCGTCAAAGTTTTCATAAACCCAAGCACCAACTTCCAGCCACTCATGTTCTTTAACAGAAATGGTCACAGAAGGCTTATGCTCACACCAATGTTCCTGATACGTTTTCCAAAGTTCCAACTGTTCAATTGCAGTCATATCTGTTCTGAAAACGGAATCAGCACTACACTTGATAGGGAACGAGAAGACAGCCGTAGAATCTGGTTTTGTTACGTCATCTTCTACAGGAAACCCTGCCTCAACCATCATCTTTGTCAGCGGGTCTTTCTTGTCACCACGTACTGTACGAATGTAATAAGGATTATGACGGGCATGAATACCAGATGCAGAATCAACCAACTGAGACACAGTACCAGAAGGTTTAACGCAAGTAATAGCAGCAGACTGATTGATTCCAATATCACCTGCATACCTTTCATTGACCGAGACAGCAACTTCTTTAAGACCTTCAAGCAATTCTCCTAAGTTATCGTTCTTATGAGTCATCAAAGGATTATCCATAATCCCTGTCAGAGAAACACCGAGAAGTCTTTCCTCTTCACAGTTTTTCTTCCACTCTTTCGAAATGTATTTAAAGTTCGTCAAAGTGGACTGGAAAGTGCCAAGGATTGTTGCCAAACGAACTTTTCCAGAAAGAGACCATTCGTCGTCATCTGGTCTTACAACAACTTCAGAAAGATTACAAAATTCTCTTGATCGTAAAATTATCTCCGAACATGGATTTGTTCCGAATTCATAATTCGGATCTCTACGGCCATTCTTTTCAACAATCTTCTTAGCAGCCTGTCTACTAAAGATACCACGTTCACCAGACTTAGAATCGTAAAGAGACTTCCATTCGTCCATGAAAATACCGATGTCTGGCTTTTCCCTATAAGCAGCAGAGTTATTAGCCAAAGCTCTTTGAAGATCGTGCTTATACCATTCACCGGACTTAGCAGCCCTCATACGGTCATCAAAAAGATCAGACAGGGAAATCAGTGCAGATCTTCTTACACCGCCTACAACGACAATCTCAGCAATCTTACACATGATGTCGTGACACTCTAGTGTAGTAAGTTTTCTACCAGCAGCATGTCTAAAGATATGAACACAGAAGTTAAACAAATCTTCTAAAGGTTCTGGACCGGAAGCACGGCCACCAAAAGTTTTAAGAGGCGCACCTGCTGGTCTTACTTTCGACATATCCCACTTTGGAATCTGGCCGACATACAACATACCAACAAGTTCTTTAAGAGCTTTTGCCCAACCTAACTTGGAGTCAGCAACAACAATGGTTGTATCTGTATCATTAAACTCATCTGCCACCACACCAAGCTTATTTGTAAAGTCTTCTTCTACGGAGAAACCTACGCCTGTACCATTCATCAGAATGTACATAGCTTCATCAAAAGAAACAGCTTTGTCGATAGACAAGAAAGCGCAGTTATAACCTGCAATGTTATCTTTTCTAAGAGCCTCACCTGCAGTCATCATAGCTCTCATCGAAGGCATCACATCCAGACTCAAAACAGCTTGTTCAAGCTCATCACGAAGATCTTTTTTTAAAGTATATCCGTTGTTTTCTTTAAGATGTTGCTCAAAGAAATCAAAATATCGAGCTACAGTTTCTTCCCAAGTTTCTCTACGGTTCTCATCATAAAGCCATCTGGAATAACGGGACAGGTGAATATACTGCTGATACAGAGTAGGCAGGTGATTGCTCATCTAAGAGGCTCCTATTTTACTTTAGTTTGTTGATATAGATTGTGGGGTCATTTGTTTCCATTGTCTCACCATCCTCAATCAAAACAACATCACCTTCGGTGATCTGAAGCGTATCAGCTATATATTTGATTGTCTCAGGTCTAAATGCAATCAAAATTTGACCGCCTTCTTCTACTACCATACCCACATGCTTCTTTAGATTTTCTTCCACTTTGTAAACTCCAGTTTGGCCTTTAACCCTGAGAAGGTTTGGCTTTTGATTATAAACTTCAGGTCATTGCTGTCAATTCCGGCAAGGATCATATCGTTCATATCTTTTTCCTCGATATAATCAGGCCAAATGACAACCTTTTTATCCTCAGAAATGCACCTCTCAATCTTCTTAACAATCTCCGGACTCCGAGGTTCATTATCGTAGATAAAGACAGCATTTGAGTTGGTGGAATATTTAGAGGAAGTGTCCGAGCCAGCCATTGCTATACAGTTAGGAATAAAGAGTGAGTCAATTGGTCCTTCACAGATGTAAAAAGTCCTATTGGTATTCAGTCTCTCTAAACCAAAGATTTTATCATGATCTTTGAATTTTACCGTAATATACCGTATCTTTGAGTCCGGTTTAAGAGATCTTCCTTGTACTGCAAAGACATAGCCGTTCTCATCGAAAAAAGGTATGACCAACCTACCTTCATCATGAGTTGTATTAGCAAATTTATCTGGAACATGTTTGTTTATCCACTCTTTAAACTTAGGTGCATAATAAAGTTTGTGGTGAAACTTGTTCTCTATCTTACGTTTATCAACATAGACTTTTGCCTTATGATCATAACGTAATTGTGATACCTTCTTAAGTTCCATAAGAGGAGCAAACTTATCGTTCCTTCTCTTTCCAAACTTAGTTATATCAGTTTTGAATCGCTGCTTATCTTCTTCAGACTGATTGCCTGAAATACTTTCTAGTTTAAACTCTCCATAAAGAAGAGGATTAACTTCTTTTAGAAAGTTATCAAAATGCATACTGGCAGAACAGTTATGGCATTTGAAGAAGTGAGTACCCTCTTTATGGATAATATAACCTCTAGTCTTTAGCTTATCCTTTTTTGAATCACCACAAATAGGACATCTAAAGTTATAGGTATTATTACCTTTATTCTTGAAGAGAGTTAAGGTGTTAGAGAGAAGACTAATGTACTTAGCTTCTGTTAAGAAATTGTTTTTCATAAAACCTCCACAAGGAATTATACAGAGGCTTTTGAAGGTGTCAACCCATTAAAAACTTAGCTATTGTTTCCATGTTTGTGACTAAGAACATGATGCCTGTGATTGCGCCTAAGAAGATCCATCTCCATCTCTCAATACTATCAAACTTCTGATCAAATGAATCTAGTTTTAAACTCATATCTTCCTTCAGCCTATCAATCCTACGATGAACAAGCTTTTGTCCGTCTGTGAGGGCTTCCTTGGCGTCTTCCTGTACGTTTAGACGTTGATCGTGGACAGCGACAATCTTTTCGATTGAAGCAGATAGCTCAGTAAGTTTTTCGAGTGTTGCGTCCATCTTCTCAAAATACCGGGAAAAGTTAGATACCTGCTGTTCCAAGACAGCGAGCTTAGATTCGTGGTCCATTCTTATGACTTCTTAGTAAATTTTTCGATTGTTCTTGCACCAAACCAGAAGCCCATAATGGCACCGAAAATGGCTTGGGTATTTTCGTCCCAAATAAACTGAAGGGCGATTGTCACGTCCATGCCACTGTCAAGGGCATACCAAAAGGCATAACCTTTGATTGCTATGAACGTGAGAAAGAAAACATAGGTGATAAAAGGTCTGACAGCAGACTTGAATGCTCCGAGAACGCCACCAGTGTTAAGCTTAAGATCATGATCACGAAGAGATTGTCCCTCTGAAATAGTTGCTCTAGTATCTTCAATAGTAGCGTCAATCTGCTTCCCCATTTTCATGGCTTCGAATTGCAACTGTTGTTGCATTCTCATTTTTTCTAATTCGAGCTTTTGTTCTTGCTCTTTTGCCTTGTTGTCCTGAGAGTTTTTAGCAAGGCCAATAAGGGTAGGAATTGAATTAACTAAGGAACCACCAAGAGTTCCCACTAGAGTCATTATCATATCTACCCCCGTTTAATTACCGTCTCATAAGTCGGATAAGCCTTTTTTGTGCATCATATTGATTCATATTATGAAAATTATCACTTGCTTTCATTACTTCAGGCTCCTCAAAATCGTCCTCTTCACCTAAAGCAAAATCAGTCATTTGTTTGGACCGATCCAAGTAATCTACGATTGAGTCATAATATTTATAATTATCTAGTTTGTACTTTTTCATCTGAGAGGGAGTAATTCCCGGTTCGCCATCAGGACCAACACCAATACCTGCAATAGCCCCTGATCCAGCAGAAACTGTTGGAGCTTCTTCCTTTAGAAAAAAATTTCTAATATTTTTTTTAGGATCTATCATGCTTTTTTCTTAACAGTTCAATTACGTGGTTATCCATATTTATCGAAGAAGGATAAATTGTCTTGTTTTCAATTCCTATGTTTTCAATCTGTGTCGGACATCGGTTGATACAAACTAAAAACGGAACAAGAATGTCCAGATAATTTGACAATTTTAAAAAAAGAATTTTATTGGCAAACTCACCAAAAACGTTAAAGAGAACTAAGAGATGGTTTAATACAAGCCGATCCTTCAGTTCTCCTGTTTCTTTGTACTTGTTGAAAAGACGTTTTATATACGAAACTCTTTTCAGATCATCATAAAATTCAACAGTATCATAACAATTGGGATTATCATAAAAACGTGCCGCATAAAGCAGCACGTTTGATTCATCAATTTTTTCGTTCATTAACTATCTGGGAAAATGCTATCGTCCAGAGAACCTGTTGTGTTAGCAGCAGTTGTAAAGCCAGTAGCATCATTAGCAATAGAACTCATTGCAACCAGAACTTCGTGCTTAGTTCTAGCATTGCCGTGTGTGTCAGTGTAAGTTGTTCTC